TACGGACAGTATACCAATAAATCCAAGTACATCCGAGTAGAACTAAACCCCGATATTGATCAAGGCACCGCGAATCCCAAGTATTTGCCATTTGGAGTCATGGGCCCGCTGCGTTTTGAGCAGATAGTGTACGAGAGTGGTTCGGCCGTTCCTGACTACGCCTTTATGATGGGTTCCGGCTCAACTCCAGGAGCCGCAGGTCTTCCCCTGCCCCTTCGCACGGCCCCCCCAGCCGGCCCCGCACCCGACGATGGCCTTTGGCTCGGCAACACGCCCCTTGACGAGCTTCTCATACAATTTCCGGCTCCATCAGTACGGAGATCAGCCTCAGCCGGAGGCCTCGCCGACCAAACGGATGCTTATTTCGGACTCCAGACAACTCAGGGACCAAATTCTTCAAAATTCGATCAAGGCTACGGCGATTATCTTTGGAGAATGCCAGATGGTATTACACAAGAAGATACTTTAGCTGGAATCGTCGGTGATGACCATGTTGAATATAGTTTTCAGGTTAGCTTAGATGATGTTATCATCACCGGTTCTAGCAATCAGAATGTCTATTGGGAACGCGGGTCTCGCCGCGCGGGATCGTCCTCAACGGCTGTAGCTGGAAATTGGAGAGCCATCCTTAACGCTGGCTATGATAGAATCACGGCGCCTATGTATGGAGGCTTCGACGGCCTGAATATCAGAGAGGCAGAACCATTTAGAAATAATTTCTTAAGCGTTGGCGGCAATTTGGATACAGCAAATTATGCGTTTAACTCAGTTAAGAGAGCCATCGATACAGTAAGAGACGCGGATTATGTTGAATGCAATGCCATGACAATTCCGGGGGTTACTAATAATTCTTTGACGCAGCACCTTATAGATACATGTGAAGACAGAGCAGACGCCCTAGCAATCATTGATTTACCGGACGTTTATACTCCATTTACGGATAGCTTCGAGAACTTTTACGCAAGGAATCAATTCACGATTCAACAATGTATCAACAATCTTACAGAGAGACAAATTAACTCTTCTTATGGGTGTACTTATTATCCTTGGGTTCAAATCTTGGATACAATTTCAAACAATCTTCTGTGGGTACCGCCATCTGTTGTGGCTTTGGGTACTTTTGCTTCTTCGGAGGCAAAATCAGAAGTTTGGTTTGCTCCCGCTGGATTTAATAGGGGCGGTCTAACTGAGGGCGCAGCCGGATGGCCGGTAACCAACATTACAAGGAGATTAACGTCCAAAGACAGAGACAATCTTTATGAAGTGAATATTAATCCCATCGCGTCTTTCCCATCAGAGGGAATTGTTGTTTTCGGACAAAAGACACTTCAAGTTACTAGATCTGCTTTGGATAGAATTAATGTTCGTCGATTGTTGATTTACATCAAAAAGCACGTTTCAAGAATTTCTTCTGGAATCTTATTTGACCAGAATGTCCAAGTTACTTGGAATAGATTCTTGGGCGAGGTTCAACCTTTCTTAGCAAGTGTCCAATCCAGACTTGGGTTGACCGAGTGGAAAGTAATCCTCGATAAGACGACCACGACTCCCGATTTGATCGATCAAAACATTATGTATGCAAAAATCTTTTTGAAGCCCGCACGAGCAATTGAATTTATTGCGGTGGACTTTGTGATTACAAGAACCGGAGCGTCTTTCGATGATTAAAAAGAAAAATAATGTTTTTGATTACTATTTAGAAGTACAGGATGCACCACAGAGGAGAATTAGTTAAATGGCGTTTTGGACCGATGCAACATTTGAAGATCCGAAAAGAGCATATAGATTTTTGGTGGACATAGGCAAAATGCCTAATGGCGCCACTTGGTACGCTAAGAGCTGCAAGAAGCCAGAAATTTCAATATCTACAATCGAACACAATTTTTTGAACCACAAGTTCTATTACCCAGGAAGAGCAGAGTGGGCAGAAGTCACAGTTACTTTGGTCGACCCCGTTAGTCCTGATGCAGCAATTAATACTGCTGCTCTTATCCGCGCCAGTGGATATAACCCCCCCAAGAACGTTAATGACGCGGCTACTATTTCGAAACAAGCCGCGACCACAGCGCTGGGTCAGGTTAGGATCTCTCAGATTAATTCTCTGGGTGATGCAGTGGAAACTTGGACTCTTTGGAATCCTTTTATTATCGGAGTGACCTACGGTGATTTAGACTATTCTTCAGATGAGATGACAGAGATTACAATGACCCTTCGTTATGATTGGGCGATAATCGAGACTCAAATTTCGTCTGATACCGGCGCCGAGCGTCCAGATGGCCAGCCCGTGGATAGCAATACTTTCTTCAATCCTGGAGAAAACAATTAAGCTAAAGATGAAATGCGAGGTGATATTTGGCTAGAAATAATTCTCAACGCTTAGGTGGCGTTGGTGACAGACAAGGGGCGGAAGATACTTCTCCTCCCCCCAATTTAACTCCTCTTGATTTTTCGACACCAACAGATTTTGTCGAACTCCCCACGGAAGGTCGATATTATCCAGAGGACCATCCACTGCACAATGAAAGTGTTGTGGAAATTCGTCATATGACGGCGAAAGATGAAGATATTTTAACTTCAAGGGCCCTTCTTAAAAAAGGAATTGCTCTTGATAGATTTTTGAAAAACATTGTTGTTGACAAAAGAATTGATTTGGACAGCCTTTACGTTGGCGATAAAAATGCGATTCTTGTTGGAGCGAGAGTTACTGGTTATGGTCCAAGCTATGATACACAGGTTACATGTCCAGTTTGTGCAGCAACAAATAAATTTTCTTTTAACTTAGAAGAAAATAATCTTTATTCTGGTGGAGAATTTGAAGATTTTGATATTACTCCAAAAACAGATGAAACTTTTATTATAAAGGCTCCTGTTAGCAAAGTTGATGTCGAGGTAAGATTGTTTACCGGAAAAGATGAAAAATACTTGGGCAGAGTGGCGGAGTCAAAGAAGAAAAATAAACTTCCAGAATCCCCGTTGACCGATCAGTTGAATTTGATGATTGTTTCTATTAACGAAAGAACCGATAATATGACCATTAAATCCTTTATTGATAATGTTTCGGCCAAAGACGCCAGGTATATTAGACAAGCCTATGAAAAAATCGTGCCTAACATTGATCTAGCTCAAAAATTTACATGCGACACATGTGATTATGAAACGGATCAAATGGAGGTGCCGTTTACGACGGACTTCTTTTGGCCTAAGCGATAAATACATTGAAAGCGTATACGAAGAGTTTTTTGTCTTAAAATACTATGGTGGTTGGTCCTTTACCGAGGCTTATAATTTGCCAATAAGTATCCGAAGATGGTTCTTAGAAAAATTGATTGAACAAATGAATAAAGAAAAAGAAGCCGTCGAGAAGTCAACTAAGAAGTCGCGTTTTTCAGGTAAAAAATGAAGAAGCCGGTAATCCCGGCTTCTTTTTGTTTTGGCTACTATTTATTGTAGTGCAGCTTATGCGAGGGTTTATAAATGGAATCTTTAAATGAACACGAGATCGTCAAGGTTATTATCGATCTCGAAGAATTAAAAAAGAATGATCAATTGAACGAAAGTTTTTTGAGAATGATGGGGTTTTGGGTTGAGAATATTGTTAAACACATGTTCGGAGTCCCCTTTGTTTCAGGAGGAATCAGGGGAAAACCAGACGAGATTAAGGCTTTCGCAAGAGCCGTGGGAAATGAAAAGAAATACATTGAAACCGCACAGCAGCACGGTCTGGACAACCCAGCAACTTATAGGCAGAAATCAAGGCTCAACCGAGCGGTCTCTGCATTCGAAAAAAAGACGGGCATAAAATGGCCGTTCAAATAGGAAAACTTTAAGAAATGGCCGACGATCGAAGCGAAGAAGAAAGAGCAGCATATGACGCAGCAGCAGCATATACGGCTGCTTCTGACGCCCTGCGCGAATATCAAAGGCTCACGCGCCTTGGTCGCAGCACCGCCCACCTCGGCGCCCTTGGGGATCTGGAAGAGCAACTCCTCCAGACAACTAAAGCACAGTCTGAAGCCAACGAGGCCTTTCAATTAGCCCAAGAGCAGGGAAGAGCGGTGGCAGAAGGCCTCGGCGCCCTTATAGGATTAAACAAGAGTTATGAGACCTCAATGCTCGGTTCTGTGGCTGCTGTTTTAAAAGGCGGAGAAGCCCAGAAAAAACTTCAAAATCAACTTAAAAAGACATTCTCTCTGCAGAACATAGGTTATAGCCTGCTTCTAAAGATTCAACAAGCAACCACCGGTTTAATGATGAAACAGGACAAAGCACTCGTCTCTTTTAACAAACAAACTGGAGCAGCTAGAATATACGGAAATGAGTTGCTTGCTTTAGAAAGTAAGATGTTTACGCATGGGGTGACCATGGATGACGCTGCAGAAGCTTTTGGTGCTTTAACAAGAAGTGTTTATGGTTTAAAAGGAATGTCCCGATCAACACGAACTGATTTGGTTGACACAACAGCCATATTACAAGAATTAGGCGTTTCCGCTGACACAACCGGCGCGAATGTCCAATTTATGACTCGTTCTCTTGGGATGAGTGTCCGAGAATCTGCGAAATATCAAAGAGAATTATTCACACTGGCGCAACAAA